GAATAGACAAGCCATATGGCTGGTGCGCCAGGCGGGACTTGATCCCACGACTCTCTGCTTATGGTGCCAGAAACAAGATTTGCACTTATACCTTTTCCCACTCTTGGTCTGACATTCGCTTAATCTCTGTTGATTTACGAGGAAGCCCATAGCTATCACACCATTTGCGAATAGTGTTATCTGATACGCTAAACTGGCCCGCTATTCTAGTAAAAGGAGTAGAGCGAATAAGCTCTTTTAATTCTTCTCTAGATGGTCTATCCACTTTCCTCGAAACAAATTTCGCGCAATCGGCGCAATAATTAGCCGATGCTGTTACTATTTCTTTCCCACAATGTTGACAATAATGTTTTTGTCCATGCTTTATCTCGTCTAATTCTTGTAATAGCTAATTAGCTATTTCATCATCAAAGAACTATTCTGGATTATCTGGTACTTTCAAATACCCCGCATGAATACCTCTATGACAATTTGCACAAACTAAAACACATTTTCGCATTTCATCAAGCTATTTTGATAACGCTTTTGTTACAGCCCCTCCATCAGTAATACCAAACTCTTTCTATGACGGATCAACATGATGAAACTCAAGAACCTCTTGAAAAGCATTGAAACCACAAATGCAACATTGAGAGTGGAATACTTTGATAAGATTTGCTTTTCTTCTCTTAACAAAGTTAATAACGTTTTGACTATTTTGAGTCTTTGCCATTAAAATCATCTCCTAAACTTTCTATTATATATGAAGATTATTTTAATGTTTTGACCAAGGGTGCAAAAAATTCTACTTAAAATATTCTAACAAAGGCAGATACTCTACCGACTGAGTTACTGGCGCATAGGGAGAAGAATTGCTTTTCCTCTCACTTTCTATATATATTATATAATATTTTTTATTATATATCAAGTAAAGAAATAATCCCGCTCATCGGCGTCCATACTCCGCTGTCTGCGGAGTTCACTAATGCGATAATTGAGGCTGGGAGAGTAGTTTCCATGCAGACTCCTGCGCTTGCCTTTATTGCGTGTCTTGGCCGAACACATAGGACAACTACAATGGATTTTATTTTTGCTATACTGATGAAGATTGCTATAATAGGGGTGTGTATCTCCATCACAGTAAACTTCTCTAGCAATACGACGCTTACGAAGAGCTTTTCTCCTTGAGACGTCACGATTATAGACAGTCGAACGCGGTTTCCGCATAAAAATCACTCTCCCTAAAAGTATTTGGTAATAATAATGAAAGAGAGGGGTAATTATTTTAATTACCCCGCCCAAATTTTTTACTTAGATACCCAATCGACGGCAGAGTTCTTCAACCTTCGCTTTATCTTCCTGGCTCAACTCAGTTGGAGTTGCTGGAGTACTCTCCCATGCCGCAGCATTACCATCTCCCGCAGGTGTGGCAACGGGAACCGCAGATGCATTAACTGGGGTCTTGGGCATTGTAAGAGCAATAGAAAGCTGGACAACTTCACCATTAGGACCATCTTTCACGTTAATATAAATTTTCTTATCGAGAAGGAAAGAACCCTCGAATGTATTTAAGATAGTGTTGATAGCCGCGGTTTTCGCCGCATCTCCTCGTCTCTGTGCCATTATTAAATCTCCTCTTCTTCACTAATAAATTCTTCTTCTATAGCTTTATGACAGCATTCACAATATGGTATATTATCGCTGTCAAAGAAAATTGGTTCACTATCATATATTCTACGATAACAACTATGGCAAGTCAAGAAATAATCTACATCCGCGTCTTTCTCCGCTATGCAATTATCACATAACAGCTTATCATCGCGGGAAAGATACTCCTCCCCGCAAACTGGGCAGGTTACCTTGCCACCAACTTTGATCCCATACAACCACTTGAAGAAGCTATCTTCTCCCTCTTTGTTATTATCGCAGGTGTATTTATCTAAGTATGTTTCTTGTGCATCAACATTAACCGCAACAATAGGAGAATAAACACTCGATGAAACTAAATCACAATATCCGAGATAATCACTTGTATCTACAATATCTCGCATATCATATGTGCGGCCTCCCGCGTTGATCTGGTTATATGTCATCATTCTTTTTCCGAAGCCGCCCATCGCAACCTTAAAGCCATAATCTCTCGGCTCTGTAAAATCGGCAGGAAGCAAATTAGTAACCATCCGATGTGCCTCTCTTAATAGGTCGATAGAATCATATGGATACTGTCTATTATAATAGATGCATCTAGCTCGATTGGTATGGATAAGCATACGCCACTTTTTATCAAACCAACATTTATCTTTAGGTAAACATTTGAAATGCTTTGGCTCACTTCCCGCGAGATAAGCTACCATAGTAGTTTCATCTACCATATAGCTTAAATCTCCACTTCGATAATCTCCATCAAGAGATTGACATGACCACCAATTAGAATCATTCTCCGAAAGAGTTAAGAAATCTCGCGGATCAACAGAGAGGTATAAATATCCCTCAATCTTGTTCTCTTGGATATATCGAGATGCTGTATCCTGTGCCCATCGCGTTACCTCTTGATTAGGAAGAAATTTCTTGAAAGACTTAAGTATCTTAGCTCCTTGCGGGATGTGATATGTCGGATATGGTAGAACCACCTTGTTCTCGAAGAATCCATCTGTATTCACTCGCAGAAAGGTTTCAAAATCCTCATTCAACACACCGTTTTCATCAAGAGTAGAAATGAACTCATTGAACCTGCGGGAGCGCTGCTCTGTAGAGAGAGTTACCTTGATTGGCTCCTTACTGCGAATGAAAGTTTTTCCGCCAAACATTTTGATGAATGGGGCTTTTGCTTTTTCCCACTGCGACATCAAAGATGTCGCGTCTACGTCGAATGGAAAATCCTGGGAATGCACGATAATAGCTTCAACATCTTCTTTAATTTGATTATCTACCAAATTCTTTACCTCCTATATTTAATAGGAGAACTCTATCGCTTCAATGCGAAGCACTCCTTTTCTTTTATCTTATAATAATATTATATTATAATTAAGAAAGAAAATCAATCAGATTTTTTAATTAGCTTGAGTGAATCTTCAATCACAGTGAAGTAATTAGGGCATAGATGGCAAGACCTACCGGGCTCCTTACACCGCTGTCCGCAATTCAAACGGTGTTGTGCGAAATCTTCCTTGATTAAAAGATTGTTAATGTCACATGGGAGATTGATAATTAAATCTTTTAAGCTATAATTAAATGTTCCTCTGTTGTAAATAGAGAAAAGAGCATCTTCTTTGTCCTGCTCAGGTTCATTAAAATCAATTATATCTATCGCAGTATAAAGAGATAAATCTTCCGGACGGATAAAGAAGTCATTAGGTTCTCCTCTTGTTAGAGTGCTATTAGGAGAAAGCGTAGGAGATACACGAATTTTTGTATCTTTCTTTCCTAAAGCGACTTTGTCCATCTGGAAGCATAGAGGACCGTCGATATAAATATCGGTTACGCCAAGTTCCTGCAACTCTGAGAATGTTTCCCAGTCTGTTGCGGGGAAGGTTAAATGGGCGTTAAACCCACGATAAAGCAAGTCAGTTAATTGATAGACGGTTCTACACTCAACAGTATAATTTTCTGTTACTGCCTTGACTAATTCGATCTGCTGTTCTTCTTTTTCAAGGATAGGACCGAGATCTTTTGCGACGATATTGTATCGTTTGTCTGGATTACTCTTGATAAACTCAAAGAGTGAGCCGAGTTGATTGATCGGACACCGGATTTCTCCAGCATCTTTTTTATATTTTGAGTGATAATTAACACTAAAAATCATTGTTTACTACTCCTTATAACCTTTCTATATTTATTATACTATAATAGCGACCGATTGTCAAGTTAAGAAATTGCCAATTAGATTGACAGTTTCATTTAATTTTGTTATAATAAATATAGAAACTAAAAGAAAGGATTGTAAATTATGTTTCCTATTGTTCTTTTTATGATTGTTTATATTGTATGCTCGATCGTGGACTTCCCAGGCGGGCCCGATTTCTTCTTCTTTTGCTTAAAAAGAAAGCTCGGTCAACTGACCGAGCTTTCTAATCAGAGATATTCGATTAAGCCTCGTAAGCCCACTTAAAGCCATAAGCACTAACTTTTGTGCCTTTACATACTTTGGTAATAGATGGAGAGGCTGAGGCTGGTGTTTTCCCTATTGCTCTACAAGCATCGGCCACAGAATCATAAGTGTTAATTATTTCTCCTGTGATTTTATTTAGTTGTTGAACTCTTCTTTTCCAAGTTTTTTTTAATGGGCCAAAAGTTTTATCTTCGCCCGCGAATTTCCAGAAAAATCCTCCGCAATTATTAGAGGTTCCATCGGCGGCATTACTGATAGCTGCATTTGACATGCCTGTAGCAATCGCCGCTTCACCAACACTTCTATATCTTGCAATAACTTGTAGTGTCTTTGGATCTATCTTTTCGACGCTTTTCTCTTGAACTTCTTCTCCGTAGAGTCCGAAGCTATGAACGATATTTCTTACAGTTGTAGGATGGCAATTCATAAGCCGAGCAGTCTCTTTAATATTATTATTTTCTTTATATAAAGAGACTATTTTATTTACATCATACGCTCTACGGCCATCTCCGCCCATAGTTAGATTATATCCGTGTTCAAATGTATTAAAAAATTTAATCCAATAAATTTCTCTTTCGTTTAATTTAGCCTCTGGACATTCTTCAAGCACTTCAAAACTAAAGTTATTGCAGCCGTATTTCCGCATGGCTCTATATAAAAGCGTATCTACTGTATTGCTATCTCGTTCATGCTCTTTCCATCTTTCTTCAATATGGATAGATTGTCCAATATACGCTTTGTTATTTATCTGATTTGTGATTTTATAAATTCCTACCATAATCAAATTCCTCCTCTACTCTATATAAGAGTAGAGGAGGATACATTAAACTTCTTGGGCCAAGAAGTTTCTTATATGAAGCGCCTTACGCGAGCTTTCTATACCCGCTAAGCTTCTTGCTCTTGCCAGCAACCTCAACGGACACGCTGTCCTTCTCAGCCAGGCCGGCCTTCACACACTGGGACAGACGAGCAGTCACCATCTGAGCGGAAACATCCTCGTCGCCGACGGCCTTAACGATCTCGCTGATGGTCATGAAGTCCTCAGTGGACATGACGTCGAGAATGCGGGCACGGAGAGCATCGCCCTCATCACGCTTGGCCTGAGCGCGCTTGGCAGCAGCCGCAGCCTTGTTGTCCAGAAGCTCAATCTCGTGATTGATAAACTCGCGCAGAGCGTCGCAGGTCATGTCCTCATTCTCAAACTGGATGCCGTTGCCCTCGACAACGTCAACGATATTGAGCAGGGTGTTGTAGCTCTCGCGCTTGGTAATCTTCTTAGTGTTAGTCATAGTGGGATTCTCCTTTTCATCATTTATGTATTTATTATACGAAAAATTTTCTCAAAAGTCAAGAGTCTGTTAAACATTCGGTAAGGTGAAATAATGTATCTACTTGTTTTTCCTTTCCCTTAACTTCTATATATATTATATGATATTTTTGAGATTTTTGCAAGTTTTACCTTGCGGCGGAACGATTTTTACATAGAGGCAATGCCAGCGATTGCAAGGCCAGCAAAAACGACCGCAAGAGCGCCATGGACGAAGCCCGCAATATCGTGCTTGCGGATAGCATAGCCGCAGTTAAAGCCCCAAAGGACAGCCGCGATAATGTCGAGAATGATGGAACACTTACTCATTTATCTTAATCCACTCCTTATTCTTAGCTTTTTTATCGAGAATTGCTGCGAGTTCAGTGGGCTTCTTGGGATGGTGGTCATCGATCTTAAACTCGTCCCAGCCCAGAATCAGATACTTGAGATGCGAGGGAGCATCGACAGGGAAGGTTTCAGTGCTGACGATATACCAGCCAATGCCACCGGCATAGCGAGCGCAGGAA